GGGAGATGAAGGATTTTTCTTGGTAGTAAAGAGTGTTGGATTTGAATTGTTAGATGATGTTTCACCTAATGATCATGCTTTAGATAGCTTTGAGTCAAATTTAGGGATTGAAATGCCTTAAAGATATTCTAAAGAATGTCTCATGTGTATAGCTTTGATGTTAACAAACTTAAGCAACTTTGTTAACTAAAATATACATGGGAGGCATTCTTTTATTAATACTTGTAGCATTAGTTTAAATAAATAATTATTTAATTATCAAATAACAAACTAAACCATGTAGGCTCTGGTTAATCCTATACTCTTATGTTACAAGGACTAAAGATTACTGAAACTGTACAAACTGTACGAGACATTTTGGCTTTTATGGCTGTATCAAATTGTAATTACTATCTTACAGGTAGTAGATTCTTTGGTAATGCAACAAGGCAAAGTGATTGGGATTTCTTTACAGATCAATACTCTGAAGAAGAACTAAAGAGATTAGGTTTTAAAGCCATATCTTCTGAAGTTATGACAGATTTGAGATATGATGGATCTCAATTTGCATCAATTTATGAGTTGCAATTAGTAGATGGAACTATCCAGGTTCAAGTGATAGTAAATATCCATGCTAAAAAAGCAGTTCAGGAGTTGATCAAAAGTTCTTATTTAGATACTTTTAACTCAATGACTAAACAAGTAAGAAAAGAACTTTGGTCTTTATTGCTGATTTGTCGTGGTTAAAGCTCACAGTACTAATAGGTACTCAAAGTTGTAGGTGAATATACTCAAACCTTCAATTATTAACACTCTAAATTTAACAATCATGATCCAAATTATAAGAATTGAACATCCCAGTGATGGATATGGCATATTTAGGTCAAAGTGTACTGAAGATGATAAAGGTAATAAAGAGTTATCCACTTTATTTTTTATCTTAAGTGATAGGCATGGAGATGGTAAATTTAAAACTCCTCATAAAGATAATCTTGACCTTTGGAAAGATAATAAACAATGGTTTTGTGCTTACAAGACTATTGAACAATTGATTGAGTGGATTACATTGGAAGAAATAAAGCTCATTATTAAACATGGATTTAGTGTACTATTACTTGAAGTAACTGAATATCAAGAAGGTACTGATCAAGTGATATTCACCAAAGGAAGTATTCAAGACTCAAGAAACTTGAATGATTTATTCATTTAACCATCAAAACTACAAACACAATGAAAAAGATCTATTTTATTATTAGAAATGATGAAGTTATTGTTTCTGATAATTTTGGATTACCTAAAATTTGGATAAATAAGGTATCATGTGAAGCTATGTGTTCTCAACTTAATAGTATTTCACAAAAACATAATTTATTATATACTTTTAGAATAATTGAATCTGAAAGTATTGATTGAAAACACAGGTGAGATTTCTGTTAGTTAAATGTCAATTAGTACATTACACTTAATTGTGATAAATTAGAACTAATAGCTAATTGATTTCTCACCTTAATAACTCTTATGAGACTGTAAAACCAGACACTAAAGATGTGGTAGTAAGAGTTATTTAAATTACAATAGGTCATTTATCTGATTAACAACTACTTAGTAGTACAGGACTAACTGGATCAGTTGTTGATAATTGTGAGTTAATTGGGTATTTGACCTATTTCTTTTCATTAATTTAACAATTAAATAACATACTATTTATGAAATTCATAATTCTTATTTTACTGTTTTTAAGTGCCTTTATGGGATTTTTCTTTATAATCTCATTAATAGGCATATTATGGTGTAATTATTTAGTTATTATAACAACTGTAGAATGGTTTATGGCTTATACTATACTTATAGGTTGGTGGATTGCTGCAATGAGTGTTTCAGAATATTATGATAAAAATAAAAAGTACTTTGAATAATTTAACAATTTAAAACCTGATTCAAAATGAAAACAATGGTTTGTCAAGTTTTACTATTAGCTACAAATGAAGCTAGTAGATTATATAAATCCCATATTGATAAGGAAAAAAATATACTTGGTTATACAAGTTCTGATCCTTATTATATGCAAAATTTTGGAGGTAATACTCAAAATCAGCATCTTTATTTTGTTAATAATAATGAACCTAATATTGAAGATTGGGTATATGTAAATTGTTCAGAAGCTCAAATAGAAGAAATAAGGCAAATTGTTGGAAAAGCTAATGATCAATTTTTATTTGATGATGAAAGTCAAATACATAAAGATTATTGTAAGAAAATAGAAGCTACAATAGATAGTTCTATTAAAATATTTGGTGGATATGGTAGTGGAGAAACTCATGATGAAGCTGCTATATATGAATCTTTACCTCAAATACCTGAAACCTTTATTCAAGCTTATATTAAAGCTTATAATGAAGGAAATCCAATTACTGAAGTTCAGATTGAATTAGAAGATAATGGAGAAGAAGAATGGTTTGGAGATAATTACAATGGACAACCTGGATGGTTAGAAAAATGGGAAGTTAAAACAAGAAAGGATAACACAGTGATTATTCATCCAATTAAAACTTATTCAAGATCTGATGTTGAACAATTATGCTACCAAGCATTTATTAATCATCAGTGTATAGATGGAAAAATAATACCATCTAAAGCTTTGGACTTAATTAAACCATTTAAAAAGTGGTTTGAAGAAAATGTAAGTTAACATTAATAGGTACATTATGTAACAATAGTGTACCTAAAATCATCCTGATAGAGTAATTGTTTAATTCTCAACTTAAGTATTATGGTAATAATCTTAATTTTATGGTTTTTATGTGGAATTTACACATTAGCCATGATGATAAGGAGAAGTGATTCTCAATTAATACTATCATTAAAAGAAAATTTCTTTTTAATGGTATTAGTATTTTTATTAATAATAATAGCTTTTCCATTTTTTGTTCACATTATGTTTGATGATGATCATTAACAATCTTTAAAAAGTACTATCAACATTAATTTTTTAAATTTAATCTTAAATAAAATCAAAAATCATGAATAAAATTGTAATTTCAAATGTAGCTTTGAGTGCAAATCCTCAAGCTAAAGTAGTAGACTCCACTGATGGTATCAATGGAAAATTAAATCAAGCATCTGATGGAGCACTTTATTGCGTAGTGTCTCTGGAAGATCAGAGTAATCCTACAAGGTTTATTAAAAGAACTTTGGCTTATCGTCAACAAAAAAATGCTCAAGGAGTTTGGGCATGGAGAGGTGCAACACCTAAAGTATTTTTGGGTATGAAATCCAGGAGTATTGAAGGTCGTAGTGTAACTCACACAGTTGAGCCTTATGATGTAAATGGTCGTGAAGTAAATTCATATACTACAATCATCTTGACTGGTGAAACAGAAGCTTCAGTATTTAAAAATGCAGGACATCCTATAGCTTCAGTAGAAGCACAAGTAGAGTCTTTGCAACCTGATGCTGCAAGTCTGTAATTAATTAACAAAGTAAAGAGTACTGTTTTATGATAGTACTTCAGTACTCTTTATTTTTTAAATCTAATAATATGAAATATTTTGAAGTTACTTTTAATGAAACTCTTAATACTCTAACTGTTGTAAAAACAGATAGTTCTTATTTAGGTAAATATACTTTTTATGATGGTAATGTAGATCCTCCACAAAGAGGGCAATATATTAGAACTAAAGCTGAAAATGAACAACAAGCTAAAGTAAAACTAATAGATTTTCTTATTAAAGAAAAAGAAAAAGAAAGAAATAAGATTCAAAAAAGTATTAATAAATTAATTAGATTCAGAAAGAAATCTAAAATATGAAAAGTACTAAAGAAATTAGAAAAGAACTAGCTATTCTTATTAAAGAAAAGCAAGCTTTATGTACAACTGAAGGGCATAGAAATAATGCTGTACAAATGGCTAGGCAAGAGATTAATATTAAATATGGTAAAGAATGGAGAGAGCAAGATATTTATAAACCATTTGAAAGAAATAATACTAAGTATCAAGAACCTAGTATTTATGATGATCATCAATTTGGAGAACATTGGATGGATTAAATAATATTAAATAATTAATTAAATATGGTCTTATAGCTTAACGGATAAAGCCATAGATTTCTAATCTATTGATAGAAGTTCGATTCTTCTTAAGATCACTATTATTAATCTTAAAAAATAAAATAAAATGAATACTAAAAAAGTATTTGGGATAATATTATTAATTCTTATTGTGCTAACAATAGGATATTTTCTTATGGTCATTGATATGCTTTATATTTTTTTATTTTCTGTTTTAATAACAGTAGTAATAGTAGGCTTAGTGTTCTTGCTAATTTATCTTTTCACTTAATAAAATCCAATCAAAATGCAAACCAACAATCCAATTATCAACAAGTACTTGCTAAATGGTAAGTACAATGTTCAAAAATCAGAAGAAAGGAAAAAAGAAATCTGGAATACTAATCAAGTCCAGCATTTTCCTATTAAAACAAGAATGGAAAATGGAGAGAATATGTTTTACATTGGTAACAAAATTAAATTTTAATGAAACTATCAACTTATAGAGTACTGGTATTAGTATCAGTACTCTTATTTTTAACCCTTGCAATAATTATAATTTTATGAAAAACAAATCAACTTTTTTACTTTTTATTCCAATTATAGGATTCTTTTATATAGGTAAGTATGTAGAAACTCATACACTTTCAGAAATTTTAAATATGGCAGTAATACATACAGTATATCAAACTATTATTATATTTAGTGCTATGTTATTATTATGTTTAATTTAACTCTTATTTTAATTATGATTTTATGACAAAAAATATTGGAATTTCAGGTACTCCTGAAGAAATTAAAATTATAGGTACTTTGTTGGAATTAGAAGGATATAAAAATATAAATAATAATAGAGATGGAGATATATATAATAAATGTAATCCTAATTCTTTATTAACTTATCCTCTTTTACAATTTGGTGTATACCTTCAACAAGTAAATCAATTATGTTTAACAGATAATTGTAAAATATTTAAAGCTTCAGAATTTGATCAAGCTTATCAGTATTTATTTAACAAAGAATTATTTAGTACTGAATATTTTAAAACTTGTTATAAAAAACTAGCTATTCAATGTAATTCTCAAGAAGAGTATGATAATATATTAAAAGTATATTCTTTAAAGAACTTTAAGAAAAATTATTATCCTATTTATAAAACTAATACTTGTATTAATATAGGAGATTCTGCTTATTGTAATTTAGAGTACTATTTAGAACATGAATATAAAGTAATTCCAGCAAGTTTTGTTTTACAATTTAAATCAGAAAAAATGAAGAAAGTTAAGAAAATAATTGGATATAATTTAAAAGATAATTTACATATAGATGATACAAAACAAGAATTTCTTAAAGGTATAGCAACTATGGGATGTATATGGAGTCAATTATCACATCCTACAGTTGAAGAAATTAATAAAGCTATGAGTAATCCAAATGTACAAAGGCATTTTATAGCTGCTAAAGTTATAGATTTATGGTTTACTCCAGTTTATGAACAAGATGAAGTAGTATTAAATATAGGAAATCCTAAACAGAGAGTACTGATTAATTCTAATGGAATTACTTGTGATGGTAAAACTATGAACTTTGAAGAATTAGAACAAATTTATGATAAAAATAGATATATAGGAAATAGTACTAAAACTGGATGGGTTATAGAATTTTCTGAAATTAAAATAGGTTGTTCAAAATTCAGTATTGAAGAATTTGGACAAGTAATTGAAGCTAGTAAAAAATTCAAAAGTTAAAACAAAATAATATGTACAAAGTACAATTTATAGAAAACAAAGATGAAAAAACTACTTGTATGTTAATTGATAATGTACCAGTAGAAATGGAAGTACCATTTGCTAAATATAAGGGGAATACATATATTCCCCATAACATTGTGGATATGAGAGGAGTATATCTTAGTACTTTCTGCTTTAATGAGAATATTTTATGGGAAGAATTAGAATTTCCTGATTTGAATGAACATGAGATTAAGCTTGTAAGAATACTATTTGAGTATAACAATTAAAAACTTAATACAATGGAAAGAAACTTTCATAATAATAAGGTACATATCATCCAAAATCTATACAAATTAAATGGATTATGGGTATTTGACAATGAATTTTTAGGACTTAAAGCAGAATTATTTGTACCATCAGCCACAGAGGTTTTAGATGAAGTATTATCTAAGACTAATTTAATTAATAAGGAAAATCCTAGTGTTATATTTGGAGAAGTACTTCCAGAATGGGATGCTGAATTTATAATGGTAGAAGATTTAGGAGGATCTTATAATTTCTCTTATAATGGTAAAATATTTTGGCTATGTGGTGTGGTAGATTTGTATTGGTCTCCTGCTCCTAAAGTATTTAAAATTAAATTTGTCTGACTAAATTTGATAATATCAATTTTTCTTTTTATCTTTGTATTGTAAAAACAATACGAAAATGGATAGAATTATTGAATGTAAAGATTGTAAAGTTGAAAAACTTGAAAATGAATTTTATGATGGATATTTAAAGAAATCTTTTTATAGATGTAAATCTTGCACAAGTATATTTCATAAGGTTAAATATAAAAATTTAACTAAAGAGAAAAAGCTAGAATATAAAGAGGTAAGAAGAAAATGGATTAAAAAGGATATTTTAAATGTAAGACTTATTACAGCAAGAGCTAGATCTAAAAAAATGGGATATGAATTTGATTTAGATTTGAAGGTTTTGTATGACATATTTAATAAACAAAAAGGACTTTGTGCATATACTGGAATTCCATTTAATAATGACATAGAGAATTTTAGTACATCTTTAGACAGAATTAATCCTTTAAAAGGATATATAAAAGAAAATGTACAATTAGTTTTATACTCTATAAATATAATGAAAAATAATTTTGAAGAAGAATTTTTCATTGAACTATGTAAAAAAGTCTATTTAAATTCAATTAATTAAATTTATTTAAAAACTATAAAGTAATGAAAGAAAAAACTTGGATATTAGAAGGTAATCCTTTTAATTATACAGCAAGAATACTAAATGATAAATTATGCTTGGTAAGAGATGATTATAAAGCTTCTTTTGATTTTAATAAGGAAGATGTTTTAAATGTAAAAAATTTATCAAAAATAACTGGGAGTAATAATATTTATCATATTGTTAATGTAGATTTATCTAATATTCAAATAGGATGTTGTGTTATTCCTAATTCTCAATACAAAGAAATATGTGAAGAATTAACTAAAGATTTAATTCAAATTAAAACTAAAGATATGAAAATTAAAGTAGGTGATAAAGTAAAAATTAGTGCAAGCTCTGAATATTATAGAGATAATGATATAAATAATCCTAAGAGCATAGGAGTTGTAACTAAGAGTTCCATTTATAGTATTTATGTTAATTGGAATAATGGAACTGCTGTTAATTCATATGATGAATCAGATCTAGAATTAGTAGATATGATAGATATAATGAATATGGAAGAAGTACAGCAATACAAAGTACTAAAAGGCTTTAATGATCAAGAAATAGGTGATATTATTAAAGTTGTTGATTTAAATGCTACAGTACAATGGAATGATACTAATAATTTCTTAGTACAAACTACTGCTAAAGATCTATTAGCAAATGGATTTATTGAGTTATCTTTAAAGTATAAAAAAGGAGATTGGTTATATGGAAGTTTTGTATCTGGAACTTGTGTATTTTTATTTGATGGAAATTTAGATAGAATGAAAAATTATGGGTGTACTTTGGGAATAAAGTATCTAAATGGTAGAGAAAATGAAATTTCAGAATTAAATTCTTCATTTTTAGCTCAAGAGAATGTACAAAGATTAGCTACTAAAGAAGAAGTTAAAAAAGCTTTAACTGAAATAGCTAAAAAGAAAGGATATAAAGTAGGTACTAAAATTAAATCTTCTGTACATAATTATGTTCAAATTATAAATAGAGATGGATTTCGTGTTCCTGATAATGATACTATAACTATAAGTTCAGATAGATTTGATTCTGAAATGTTAAGTGGAGATTATTTATATTCAAAAGGAGAATGGGCAGAAATTATTGAACAAACACAAATAGAAGAAAAGATTGAGATTGTAGGGTATGAGCCAGTGTTTAATTCAAATGGTACAGTAAGCATAGGATGTAATAAGGATATTCCTGCTGAAGTATTTAAAGGATTAAAAGCTATTCAAGATTTTTGTATTAAAATTGGATATAGTGATCATGTAAAATTTACAATAAGTAGAGGTAATATTAGTTGGAATAACCCTAATGAAAATGATTGTACTAAAGGAGTTCACGATGTAGTAAAGAAATTAAAATGAAATGAAGATTAAAATAGATATTGAATTAGAGAAGTCTGGACTTAGCCCCCCAGACTTCTTTTTATTGTACTGTATATCAAATAATATTGAATACAGAGGATATTTTATGATATTAAGTACTGAAATTGTAGACAAAGGATATGCTTTGTTTATACAATCTCAAGATAAGTACATATTAACTGCTAAAGGCAGAAAGTTATTTAACCAGGTTGTTAATATTGACATTGAGGGATTAGCTAAAGAGTACAGAGAATTATTTCCTAAAGGTATTAAAACAGGAGGTTATCCTATTAGAAGTAATTTACCTGATATTGTTAAAAAGTTTGAAAAGTTCTTTAAAACATATTCTTATAGTGCTGAAGAAATTCTTGGAGGTACTAAGATGTACATACATGAACAAACTTTAAAGAATTGGGCTTATACTATGATGGCTAATTACTTCATACTAAAAGAAGATGGAGTAGGAACTAAAAGTATGCTTGCAACTTATATTGAATTGTATAAGGAAAGAGGAGATGCTTATTTAGAACAAATTAATGAAAAAAGACTATAATGAAAAAAGATAAATTTTTTAAAGGAGTAGCCAGAGATTATTGCCATAACTACCCTTATTCCTATCCAAAAGATAATAAAGAAGCTCTTAAAGTAAGATTACCTTTTGATTTTATATTTACAAGAAAAGGAGAATGGTTTTATATTAGTTCTTGTGATGATTGGAGAAAATTTACTAATAAAAACTTTGCTTTACATGAACCTGTTGAGGAAAAAGGAGAAAAATGGAAGGTTGTAAATGCAATTACTGGAGAAATTAAAGCTCAATCAAAATGATATTTAGAAGAGTACTTGATGAAATAAGTAGTAATCAAGGTAGAAGAAAAGAAGGTAAATTAAATTGTATTCCTTGGCTAGATATGCCTAAGTTTAGTACTGTAATTCCTGGTGTACAGAAAGAAAAGTACATAGAAGTATCAGCTTCACCTAAAGTTGGTAAAACTAAAATTACTGACTTTATGTTTGTCCATCAAGTAATGAAGTTTATACTATCAGATAAAAATACCAGTAATTTTAAGATTAAAATTCCATACTTCTCATTAGAAGTAAGTAAAGAACAAAAGATTAGAGAAGTTATTTCATACAAATTATTTGAGAAAGGAATTGAATTGAGTCCTCAAAATATGCTAAGTCTTTTTAATGATTATGTTTTATCAGATGAATTAAAGAGAAGTATTGAAAGTATTGAACCTTATATTGAAGAGTTTGAAAAGCATGTAATTTACATTGATAATATCAGAAATAGTTATGGTATTTACAAGTATGTAAGAGACTTGTGTGAAAGTTTAGGTAAACATTATGATAAAGAAGGTAATATAATTGAACTAAGAAGTATACTAAATGCAAGAGAAAATAAAGATGAGAAGTTTTTATTTAAAATGGATCACTTTAAATACAATGATTCAGAACAGTATGTAGAACCTATTACAGATCATATAAGTTTATTAAATCCACAAAAAGATGAAGGTACTGTACATAATGCTATCAATAACTTTAGTAATAATCATTGCTTAAGTATGAGAGATAAATACAAATGTGCAGTAGTTAATATTCACCAACAAGTAGCAACACAAGAAGAATTAAAGTACAGTAATGGTAAACTATTAATAGATACTTTAAGACCTAGTGTAGATGGATTGGCTGACAGTAAGTATACTAGTAAAGATGTTAATATACTTTTATCTCTATTTGCTCCATATAGAGCTAAAATACCCAAGTACCCTATTTATGATGGATATGATATTAATAAACTAGGAGATAAGTATAGAGAATTAGCAATTGTTCTTAATAGAGATGGAGGAAGTTTTATTAATGTAGATTTATTATTTAATGGAGCTACTGGACATTTTAAAGAATTACCAAAACCTTCAGAAATTAATTATGAAGCCTTAAAATTTTAAATTATGAAAGCAGAAGTAAAATTTAAAGATATAAATAATAGAAAGGATTATCTATCTGTTGATAAACAAACTGCTATTTCAGCAGAAGGAGAAATATTTAATATTGGAGATTTATGTCAACATGACGATAAGGATGTAGGTATAGCTACAATTCAAAGTTTTTATTTTGATTTTGAAACTATGGATGTAGGAGTTAATACAGAAAAAGGAAGTGCAAGAATTTCTTTTATAACAAAAATTTAAAAATTATGAAAAAATTAACAGCAGAAGAAGTAATTAACTTTTATAAAAACTCAAATATGCAAAAAAAGAAATTAATAGGTTATAAAATTATAAAGACATATCCTTCATCAGTCCCCTTAAATACAATTTTATATGTAAAAGAATCTTTCAATAAAAATTGTGATTTTCCATATATTGATAGTACTTTAACTAAAACTACTAATAGTATAACAGTAGGAGATTTAAAAGATACTCAATATTTTGAACCAGTATATGAAGTTCCTAAACCTTCATTCAAAAGTCATATGTTAGAATCAGGATTTACAGTAACAATTCATAAAACTGGAGAAGTAGTTACTAATGATGGAACTTTTACTATTAAAGAACTAGATACTAAATTTGGTAATTCTCTTAAAAGTACTAAGTTTAATAAATGGGATATGAGTGTTACTGAAGCTAAGTACAAAATAGGTTGTCAAGTAGTAACTCATACTGATATTATTGGAATTAATGAGTTGTATAAAGAGTTAAATAAATAAAAATGAAATTAAATAAAGAACAAAGGATAGTGCTGTCTAATAAAATAGCTAATGAGATTAATACTGAAAGAAAAAAAAGTATTAAGGGTATTAAACCTATTTTAACTAAGCATATTAATCCTCTTATTGAGGAAGTTAATACTAAAATTAATAAGCTAAATGTAGAATTAAAAAAACAAGGAATAAGAAATAATCGGGGAGATCAATTTCTTCAATTTGAATTTAAAAATAATATAACAGAAAGTAATGTTTATATAGGAGAAAAACTTAAACAAGTATCTTCAGGTACTATTTATGAAGAATTAACTTTAGGTGAAATAGATACTCCAGATTTAGAACAATTGATTCAAAAGATTAAAAATAAATTTAAATAAATGGCAGCAACAATAATTTTAGTAGAAGGTAATCCTGGTAGTGGTAAAAGCACATCATGGGAGAATATGCCTGAAAATGAGAGTTGTATTATATCTCCTAATAGTAAACCTTTGCCTTTTGAAGGTTTTAGTAAAAGATATAATGCAGAAAAGAAAAATATATTTTATAATACACAATTAAATCAAGTAGGAGATTACTTACTTAATATTAGTGAAAAAGCACCCAATGTTAAATATATTAATATTGAAGATATAACTCACTTTTGGAATCAAAGAACTACTGATCCTAAGTTTATAGCTAAAAAATCAGGTGGTGAAGCTTTTAGTAAATGGAATGAACTAGCTGGAGAAATTCTTGTTAATATATTCTTAACAGCTCAAAAGCTTAGAGATGGAATGTTTGTAGTAATCAATGCTCATGTAGAAAACAAGGATGATGGTAAAGTAAGTTTGTTAACTCCTGGAAAAATATTAGATGCTAATATTAAAATTCCAAGTTATTTTACTTATATTTTTCATTCGGTAGTTATACCTGAAAATGGTAAACCTACTTATAAGTTCTTAACTAATGATGATGGAGTACATGAAGCTAAAACTCCTAAGAATTGCTTTAAAGAACTTTATATTGATAATGATATGAAGGCTATTATTGATAGAATTAAAGAATATCAAGGAAATTAAATTAAACTATGGAAACAATACATTTAGAATTACCATGTAATATTACTATATCAAATAAATTAGAGTTTGATTTTGTTGTTAAAAGTATGGTAGAAAATGGATATAAAAAGTATGGAACTTGTTGGAAATATATGGAAATGTTACATGCTATTAATATTAAAAAACAAGGAGATAATAGAATACAAACACTTTGTGATGCTAAAGATATTGATGACAAATGTTATTCTTATTCTCAATTTTTAAATTCACAATTTGTTAAATCAAAAGAAATGAAAAGTTACCAATTTGTTAAAGGTCTTAATAGTTATGATGTAGGATATATTCTTACACCAGAAATAAAAGCTATATATGTATCAGGATTAGAAATAAGTATTGAAGCTTTATTGCAACAAGGATTTATTAAAGAGTACAAAGAACCAGAATATACTGCTGGAGATTATATTGTTGGAAGTTTTGCAAATTATCAAGAAGTTAGAAAAATAGTTGAGTGTAAAGTAGAAGGCAATAGTCTTTGGTGGACTCAAGAAGAACTTAATGGAGATATAAGTAGTTCTTTTCACCATTCTTGGAGATTGTCTGAAATTAGAAAAGCTACCCCAGAACAAATACAAACTTGGAATAAAACTCAACAAGAATACAAAGGAGGATTAAAAATATATGATTATCAAGTAGTATTTAATTTAGATAATACAGTAAATGTAGGATGTAAAAAAGGAATACATAAAAAGTATTTGGATAGTATGTTATTAGTTGCTGAATTTTGTAATAATTATGAAGTAGAGATGTCTTTTAATACTTCAAAACAAATATTTATTGAGGACAATTCAACAAATGAATATAGTGCAATTGAAAAAGTAGTAAATAAATTAAAATAAATAAATATGATTGACAACAAGAATGAAGTTCCTAGTGGACAACTAGTAAAAAGATGGTTTGGAATTAATGAGTTTCAAGTACTAGAAATGAATCCCAGTAAAGAAAGAAGGGAAGAATTGAAATTTAATGTACAGAATTTTAATGGGTATGTTAAGGATGATTTAGCTAGAGTAGATGTAATTATTCACAGAGAAGAAGAGAAAATTACAACTAGTTTAACTTTCTTCCTTAATAACAGAAAGAATGTAAGTTCAAAAGAACCCTTTAGATCTCAATGGGTAGATGCTCATGGTAATTTTACTTGGGCTACAGAACAAGAGATTAAAAGTAAAGATTTCAAGAGAAAAAGTATTGACTTTAATACTAAAGAAGAAAGTATGGTTCAATACTTCTTTCCTGAAGCTAAAGTTACAGTTAATGGTACTGAACAAGTAGTTAAAGCTAGAGTAACTTATGTAGGAGAACAACAACTTACAGAGTTTCTTAAAGCTTGGCTACAAACTAAATCTAATGGAAACTGTCAAATTCCTAATATTGAAAACTTCTTTACTGGAGATTTTTCAAGTATTCAAGAAATTAAGAACACTAAAACAGTTCTAGTTCCTCTTGGAATTAGTGAATTTGAGACTACAGATGATCAGGGTAATGCAGTTACTAGATTATCATACAAAGCTTATACAAGAGCTTTTTGTGATGGATATGGTAAGAGTATTAGTAGTACCTGGAAAAAAGATTTAACAAAAGACAAAGCAAAAATTGCAAAAATTATTCAAGATGATACTTACAATAAGATCAATTTTGGTGAATTTCCATATGCTTGGACTGAATATCTACAGAGTGCTGAAGGCTCTGCAAGTCTTGTAGGCAGTGCTGGAGAATTACCCAAAGATGATTTGCCATTTTAATTAACTAATAAATAGAGTCTTAGTAAGATGCAGGGAAAGAGTGAAACATCTCTACTGAAGTACATAGGCAATGCTGCTACCTCAAGTTTTCTTACTAAGCTCTATTTTTTTAAATTTAAATTATGAATAACAAAAATTTAATAGGTAAGTATAATAATAGGGATTTTAAAGTAAATACTCATTATAGAACTTTAGATGTAAGTACTTGGGGATATAAGAAAAAAGATGTACTAAGTATGTTAAAAAGTACTGAAGGTAAATTACAAAGATATTATACATCAAATTGTAAAGAAAATGATGGGGATTATACTTATAAAAAAACTAAAAAAGGATATAGAATTGGATGTCAATTCTATCCAAATGATTTTCTAGATAAAGTTAAAAATGCTTTACTTACAATGAAATGATTGATAATAATTATTCTTCAGAGCAAATATTAAGTATTGTATCAGAAGAACAGATATATAAGTACTATCTAGGGAGTAATTTTTGTATAAACAGAACTATAAAAACTCCCTGGAGAGTTGATGAATTGCCTTCTTTTAATTTATTTTATTCAGATGCTAATGCACTTTTATGGCAGGATCATTCTTATAATGAAACAGGAAATGTTTTTAAGTTTGTAATGAAACTTAACAATTGCACTTATTTAGAAGCTTTAAAACTTGTACAAAATGAAATTATTACTAATTCTAATTATAATCCTGGTTATTTGTCTAATAGTCAAAGTGATTCTAGGATCAATAAAAGATTACCTGGTACTAACAGAAAGGAAGAATTTAAACTCACATATGAGTCAAAAGATTGGGGAATTAAAGATCTTACATGGTGGAAAAATCAAGGAATTTCAAGAGAAACCTTAGATTTATTTAATATTAACAATGCAAGTAAAGTATTCTACAATAGTAAATTATGGCTTGTAAGTAGTATTTACAATCCAATTTATATTTACTCTCAAGACAGTACAATAAAAATATACAGACCATTAATGCCTAAAGGTAAAAGATTTTTAGGTAATATGAAAAATAGTACTATTTTAGGCTTAGATTTAATTCCAGATAATTACAATGAATTAATCATTCTTGGTAAAGCTTATAAAGATTGTGCTAGTATATGGGAAAATAATAAAATTAAGGCTATTTGTAAGGCTGGAGAATCATGTTATTGGACAAAAGAAGATATTGAAAGAATAAAAAAGAAAAGTACAAAATTAACACTACTAGGTGATTTTGACTATACTGGAATAATGGTAGTTAATAAAGCTAAAAGAGATTTTAAATTACCTTATGTATTTATGAGTACTAATAGACATGAAAGAAGAATAGATTACACTGATAGTATTTTAATACATGGAATATCTAATACAGTACTTAAACTTAAAAAATTATTAAATGAAAAATGAACTAATTAAATTAGAGAATGATTATGAAATAGATTATCATGTACAGGTAGATAGTAAAAACAGAAGACTTAACTTATTTTCACCTGATGATAAAGAAAGATTAGAATTTGAAGGGTATTTTAGGAAAGGAGATGTTTTAAATCTAGAATCACTTCATAAAATACATTTGTACAATAATGGAATACTTGAGACATACGATGTTTATTCTTTTAATAGTATTAAAATAGGATGTTGTACAATCCCTGATAAAGTACTAAAAAGTATTCAAGATAAATTTAAAAAAATGAAATAATGGCTAAATACAAACTGATTAAAGAATTTCCCAATTCTCCTGATTTAGGAACAATACAAGAATTTCCTACTGGTAATTCATGGAGTGAATATTGGGAATTAGTACAAGAGTTAAATATTCCTCTTGGAACTAAGTTTCAAACTAATAAAGGTACAGGAGCAATTTATACAGTATCTAAAGTATTAAAAGATAAAGTACTGATAACTTGGGAAAAAGATTCTAGAGGAAATCCAGGACAAACAACTTATACCATAAAAAATGTAAATAGGTATTTTAAAAATGGTACTTGGATAGAATACAAAGAACCTAAAGTTAAAGAAGGAGATATTGTGGTTTTATTTAAATATAGAACAGGAAGTTGTTATAGTAGTAAAATAGGGGATATGGGAACTATAACAAAGTTTTCTAAAAGTGGAGAAGGTTTTGAATTAAAAGAAGCTGGTGGTATTTGGTATGCAGAAGATGTTAGGTTAGCTACTAAAGAAGAAATTGAAAAAGCTCAAGAAGTAAAAATAAATGGGTATATTCTAGAAATGAATAATGGATTAGCTGAATTTGGATGTCAAAGTTTTACAAAATCTGAATTACAAGCTTATAAAAAATTACTAAGAGATCCTATTAATGCTAAATTAAATATTGGCAGCACAATTATAAATACTGAATTGTTAGATAAAATTTTAGATAGATTTTGAAGATATTAAAAAGTAAGGAGCTTAAATCTTTTAGAGAAGAATTATTAAAAGCTCAAAATAATATTGATCCTATTTTAAACTTGCCAGTAGTAAATCCAGTACTTGATCATAATCATGATACTGGAAATACTAGGCAAGTTTTAGATAGAGAAAGTAATCAATTTTTGGGGAAGCTGGAGAGTAATTTTAAAAGATTTATAAGGTGGAAGTTTCCTAATGTTAGTTTACAAGAAGTACTAACTAATACTGTACAGTACTTAAATAGAGATTACTTGAATACTACTAGTATTGTAATTCACCCTAATCATGTATTAAAAACCCAAAAAAAGTTTAATAATCTTAAAGTTAGTGATCAACATTTAATCTTGAAAGAAGCTAATATTGAACCAGGAAAAACTAAAAAAGATAATTTAAAGTTGTATAAAAAATTAATTAATGAAAACAGTTGAATTAAAAATAACTAAAGAAGATCTTGAGGGCAGATATTTAGATATTTATGATTGCCCAATAGCTAGAGCTTTTAAAAGGAGTTTTCCTGAAATGGGTAAAATATCAGTAGGTGCAGATGTAATTACTGATAGAAGTAATCCTCTTTCTAGCAAAGATATATATGAATTTAATGCTGGTACTAGTTATGGTAATATAAAAGATAAAAGAGAATTTACATTAATTTTGAATGAAGTAAAATAAAAATATGTTATTAGTAAAGACAAAAGTTAAACCTAGTAGTATTGATGGATTAGGTTTGTATGCAGAGGAAGAAATAAGGTATGGAGAAATTGTAGAAATAGTTGAAACAGACTTTTCTTACAAAGTATTTACCCAGGAACAAGTTGATAAGTTTGATGAATTAAAAAGACAGTATGAGCATGATTATACCTTTAAAATAGGTAATAATTATTATGCTACAATTGATCTGGCAAAATTCATGAATCATAGTGATACTCCTAATTTATTTTGGAAAGAAACTATTGATGAAGCAAGACCTAATGTAATAGGGTATTTCTTTGCAGTTAATGATATTAAAGTAGGAGATGAGCTTACTGTAGATTATAATATGTTCTGCTTAAAAGGTTGCGACTGGTAAAAATAAAATAAAAAATAAAATATGGAGCTTTACAATTATATTTTTCATTACAGTTACTTAACAGAAATGTGGAGTGCTTTTAATAGAAAAAATTATAGAAGATATTTCAATGGAGAATTAGGAAAAGATGAAGTAATACAATCTAAAAATGTTATGGATTTGGTTGAAATAGTGAAAAAGATTGAAAAAGATGCTTAAAGAGTTAAAAGATTTGAATAAAAGTGCATGGTTTATTTATCCTTTATTTAATTTAGATAAAAGTTATGATAATTTCCTTTATAATACTTACATAACTCACACTGATCCAGCTTTTGATGGATTAGTAGGCAGTTTATATGTAGTATTTAAATTTAATGGAAGAATTAGTAATTTATTTGGAGATGTTGATCCTTACTTAGAATTGGAACAAAAACTAATTCAAAAAGAAGAGTACTTGTGTCATTATGATATAAATAAAGGGGAGTATGTAGTATTTTGTTTAAGTGTTAGTGATTTGTATGAAAAAGATTATGAGTACTTTATAGATGGTAAGTACAGTAAAATTAGGAGAGAAATTAAAGATTATAAAACTCCTTGTACTCCTGCTTATAACCTAATTAATACAAGATGGAAAGATCAAGGTGTTACTGGAGTTAATATTAAATGTATAATGGATAAAAGTTCATTATTAAAAAAACAATTTGAAACCTTAAAAGGTATTGAAATACCAGAAGGTGCTGAAATATTCACTAGTTATCAAGACAAGCATTTTAAAGAAAAGGAACATTTTGATGAAAGTAAGTTAACTTTAAAAACTTTTTTAAGATGAAAAATAAATTTGCTAATCTTTCTCCAGGTACTCAATTAGTTATTATGGACACAATACTTAAATTAAGTAAAAATAATACTCCAGTAAAAAGTATCCAAGAACAGATTAATTCTGAATTTGGGTATAAATTAAAAACTAAGACTATTAATAATCTTAGTACAAGAGAAAAAAGCTTTACAGAATTTGAAAATTTATTAACTCAAAAAAATTTAATGTACTAATGGAAAAGAAATTTAGTATTCCTGTATCTTTCAAGTGTGAAAGTTCAGATCAATTTGAAAGATTAGCTAAAGAATTAGAAATTATTGGATACTCTAGGTATCCACACAGTATTAATAGTTATAGAGAAGCTTATCCTTATATAACTACACTATACAATGATAATATTCAAAACATAGGATTATATAATTCAGATCTTGAAAATTCTCAAAATAAATATGAAGTAAAAACTGAAGAATTATTTCTGGCTTTAGCTAGTATGACTAGTAATCAAGAATTCTTTGTAGGTGAATGTATTATTAGAGTAAAAGATGAACATGGTATTTTAGAAGTTGGAGATTTAGGAGTTATTATTAATGTTATAGAAAGAGGTAGTGATTTTGCAATTACAGTACAAAATGATAAAAATGGATACATGCATAGTACTAATAATATAAGAAAAGCTACAAAAGAAGAAATTATAAATCACTTTAATAAATTAAGTATGAATAAATTAAAAGAATTACCTGAAAAATGGTGTATTAAGGTTACTCCTGAATCTAAAGAAGCATTAATTAAATGGAGAACAGCAGGAAAAGGATTATGTACTGATACTGGATATTGTTCACGAAATGATGGATATTGGACTTCAAATTTTCCTGTGGATTGTACAGAAATTACATTTGATCAATTTAAAGAATTAGTTTTAAAAAAAAATAACATGGATAAAAAATTAATAGGATATAATTTAAAGAAAGATTGTACTCAATTTGAACAAGCTTCATTTGCAATTATTAATGTTCATAGTAAAGAAGGTAATACTAAATTTACTAACAAAAATGGTGTTAATTTTACAGAAGATTCATTATACCATGATTGGCTAAAGGAAGCTAATGTACTTGATTTGTGGTTTGAGCCAGTATTTGAAAGTATTAAAAAAGATGTACAAGTACCTGTAAAAGCCTCAAAACAGTTAGTATTTACTATTAGTAAAGATCATGAAGGATATGTTAAGGAAAATCATGAGAATAAAAAAGTAAGTATTCAAAGTTTAGCTGATATGGTTAATTATGGTTTTGGATTACATGGATACAGTGCTTATAAAATTAAGCCAGTTACATTTGATATGGGATGTGTAAAAAATATTTGTACTTCAGGTATTGAAAAAGTAATTGAAGCTTATGATGAATTTTGGGGAACTTCTCATTTAGAATTACCATTTTAAACAAATAAGTATGAAAAGTGATTATTTCAATAACCCTGCTAAATATTTAGAAGATAGAGGAATAGTGTACAAATATGAAAATAAAATTTATAAAAGTACTATGACTCAAAGGTTAAAAGTATCCTTTAATGAAGTATTTCAGAATTTAAAGGAAATGTTAAGTATTAATAAGTAATGATAGATTGGAAAAAAGAAGAAAGAGTAATGGTTAAAATTTTAATTGACAGTGGTGGAATTATTTATTCCTCAACTATGGGGAATAAGGTATTAGATGAAAATAATAATCCAATCAAAGAGGACAATAAGTTTAAATACACAGAAAAGACAGTTGAGGAGGCTTGTTATCATGCAGATAATATGCTTCTTCAACTGTTTACTACTTTACAATGCACACATTATTTGGGATTTGTAGATACAGAGTTTTTAAATTCATTTAGAAGAAAGCTTAATCCTCAATACAAAGCTAATAGAGATGATAGAAGCTCACCTAAATGGCTTAAAGAGGTTAAGAACCATTTGATACAAGAGTGGGGATTTATTCCTAGTAAAGGTTATATTGAGGCTGATGATATGGTTAGAATATATGCTAATCACTATAAAGATGAAAATATAATTATTCAAAGTTCAGATAAAGATTTACTAAATTTACCATTTCTTACCTATAATGGTAGAACTGGTACTTTACAACAAAACACAGAAGAGCATTATAAGAACTTTTTCTGGACTCAAATGGTTACTGGAGATAGTGCTGATAATGTTAAAGCTTTACCTAGAAAAGGAGAGAAGTATGCTCAAAAATTATTTCTTGAAAATCAAGATAAAAACATTGAAGAAGTAATATTTAGAGAATATTTAAGTATCTTTGGGGAAAATAAAGGAGTTGAGGAGTTTTATAAAACTTATAAATCCTTACATATTGTAGAATCTTTAAATGAATTACCTGAAGAGTATAGATTTGAAATACAGGAATTTAGACAAGTTCCTGGAACATTTTAAAATTTAAAATTATGAAAAAAATACCAACAGCAGAAGAATTTAAACAACAATTAGATAAAGCAAATCATTCTTATACAGACGAATATCTAATGGTAGAATTTGCTAAACTTCATGTACAAGCTGCTTTAGAAGAAGCATTGGAAAGTATTCCTTGTTTAGGTTCTAGTACTGATATTCCAAGCTATGAAGAAGTGGAAGATGCAGTTTTAAATGCTTATCCCCTAGATAAAATTAAATAATATGGAAAATAAATTACCAAATCCTGAAGATATTCTTGAGAAAGAATTTCCTTATTTTAAAGTATTAGTTGATGATGAAGTAGCATATAGACTAATGATTGAAGTTTTTAAAAAATATGGTACTGAAGTAAGAGATTATACTCTTGAAGTTGCTAGTAAAAATGCTAATGTACTAAAAGAATGGACTATAGATTGTCCTTCTATAGATAGAGAAGATCCTAAATGTTCAAATTATTTTGAAGAAGATATTGGGTATGAAGAATATATTCCTGTAAGTTTTAGTGTAAATAAAGATTCAATTCTTAATTTAAAAAATAGTAAACAATTAGAAATATGAAATACACAAAAAAATATTGTAAAGAAAATAAAGTAGTTATTAATGTAATTAATTCAGATCAAGTTAAAAAAGTAGATAAATTATTTGGGTGTAGCCATAGTTATTTTTATAATCAAAAAATCTCTCCAGATGAATGTATTGATCCTACTGATCATAGCCATTCCAGTTCAAAATATATGAAATCTGTTGGGTATACAATAATAACATTTGAAGAATTAATGCAAGATTTAAATCAAAACAATATGAAAAGACAATTTAAGCATAAGATTACAGGATATATAGTAGAAGAACAAGATACTTTTTATAAATTAGAAGGTCATGGAAACTTTCCTAAATGGGCTATAGAGAATAGTAATGATTGGGAAGAAATTAAACCTGAATTTAAAGTAGGTGATATTGTACATATAGTACAAGCAGATATTTGTAGTACTAAACATAACTATTTTGGAGAAATTATAAGATTAAAAGCACATAATATATATCCAATATTAGTTAAAACAAATAGAGATATTACTGGATACACTGAAATATACTGTTCAGAAGTTAGATTAGCTACTTCTGAAGAAATACTAGAATATAATAAACCTAAAAAAGGTGATTATATGATTCATATTGCTCATGATACACAATATTGGACAATGGGTAAAATCTTTCAATTTGGAGCATATGATTTTAGTACAAATGATGAAATGATCTTTGAATTGAAAAATAATAAGATTTATTCAGCAAGAGCATATACTAAAAATTGCAGAAAAGCAACTCCAGAGGAAATTCAAGCTTATAAAGAATCTCAAGAATTAAGAATAGGAGAACATAAGTTAGAAATAATTCAAGATGGTAACTTTACTAACAAAGCTAAGTTTGGATGTCAACAATTTGATATTAATGAACTAAGAACTATTAGAAGATTATTTGATAGTAATATTCAAGCTAAAGTAAATATTCTAGGAGTTGATATTACAGGTGAATTTCTAGATAAGGTTATTGCTAAATTTTAATTAGTATGAAAAAGGAAAAATTAGTAGTTATAGTAAGTGGAGGAGGAGTACAAGCAGTATTCTCCTCTTCTTTAGAATATCCTATTGAAGTAGAGGTTCTTAATTATGATGATTATAAAGGTTTACAAGAAGATGATAGAGAATTAGAACTAGAAGAATTTCATAATCTTGAAGAAGAAATTAAAGATTATTATCCAATTTACTAACATGGGGCTTTTAATAATAATAGTACTAATCTTGATAGAGTATCTTTACTCACCAAGAATAGATAGAATAGTGTTTAAAAAAGATGTAAAAACAGATGTAGTAACTTACCAGTATATATTATGGTATGGTTCTGTTGATTTTAGAGAATACATTAAATTGTTTAAACTATGAGTTTACAAACTAGATTAATTAGGTATAAATGTGAAATTCCAATATCTCAAAGGTTAAATGATTGGATAGCTAATAGAGTAAAAGATATTAGATGGATATTAATAGATAATGATTTATATGAATCTGAACTTTTAGCTCAAGATTATAATAAACTAAAGATATACTCTGGTGGAAATGAAAATAATATTTTTGGTGGAGATGTTGGTAATATAAATTTTAGAGCTTGGCATGATCAGGTACATATAATTAATAAATTGGGTTATAGTTTAGAATCTGAAATTCAAGTAGCTTTTCTACAAGCTGCTGAATTGCCTGAAGATTGGTATGAAGAGAAGTTACTAATCTTAATTGAAGTTATAGGTCAAATTACTTATTATAAATTATATAATAAATTTCCTGATAACCAAAGAGAATTTACAAAAGATATTTTAATAGAAGGAAAATTATAAATTATAAAATTAGGAGAGATTAGATC